TGGAATCGAAATCATGGGCGCATTGTTGTCAGCCTCTTCGCATCCGCAAGCGGAATGAGAAGAAGGGGCACCACCATTACGATGATGCCCCTTCGGGCTGACGGCGATCACCATGATGGTGGCCGTCCTCCTGGGTCGCATATTACAGCGTGGTCGAGGTCTTCGTGCGATGCACCAAGTACCACACCGGGTTGCCGGTCGAGCCGGTGTTACCAGCGGCCAGACGCAGGGCGGCGAAGTACAGCTTCACGCCGACGGTGACGAGCTGGTTCAACGGATCCGACTTGTCGGGGGTGTCGGTGATCACGATGCGCGGGGACAACGGATCATCACCGGTCAGAGCAGGGATACCGAACGACTCGTTACCGAAGAAGAACGAGGCGATGATGTCCTTGCCAGCGGCCAGACCACCACCCGCGGCGGAAGCCTGATACACGAACTTGTCGTTCTCGGTGGCCGAGCCGGTGCTGACGAACGAGTTGGTCTGGGTCACCACGCGGCAACCGTAGATGGAGCCGACCTCGCCCTTGTAGAACGGCTGGCCCTTGTTGCCGTAGTTCGAGGCGTTCAACCAGTCGCTGTCGCGCATGAGGTCGCGGGCCACACGAGGATCGGTGGCCAGGACGTAGCCGCCGTTGATCAGCGGGGCGCGGTTGCGCTTCAGGCGGGTCATGGAATCGAGGACAGCCGAAGCGGTCATCGTGGTGTTGGCAGCGGTCGTGTCGGCGTTCAGGCCCACGAAGCTCTGAGTGGTCAGGGTGGCGGGGTTACCGTACACGCAGGTACCACCCGAGGCAGCGGCGGTACCGCAAGCGTCGGAGTTGTCGAACGTACCACCACCCTCGGCGGCGGAACCGATGGACGAACCGCTGGCGGTGAGGTTGGAGCCAACCAGCACGTTGCGGATCACCGAGTCAACCCAGAGGGCCATATCCAGACCGGAGGTCTTGGTGGCCTGCTGCATGGAGTTGAACAGGTCGGTGGCGCGGAGGATGTCGGTCAAACCGATCACCTGACCGTACTGAGCCAGCGACTTGCTCAGGCTGTTGAGGGCCAGAGCGCGGTAGTTCGAGGAGCTGATGGCCGTACCCTCAGAGCTGATGGTCTGAACACTGCCGATGCTCGGCGGTCCGAAACGGAACATCGAGATGGCCTTGTTACCATTGTTCTTGGGGATCGGAGCCTTCATGGAGAACTGATCGAGGATCGTCTCCTGCTGAACGATGGAGAGCAGCTCCTTGCTGAAGTAGTTCTGGAACTGGCTCGTGAGCGTGGTTGAAGTAGTAACTGGCATATTTGAGTTGTGGTTGTGCTATCAGTTTTCGTCCCGATCGAACGCCCTCGACGCTTTCAACAGCGCCTCCCTCTGCTCCTTGAGAGACAGCTTCGAGAAATCTTTCTCCTCAGCCTTGAGTTGTCCTGCCGGTACGCTTTTGCCAATAGCGGTCTTCTGCTGGAGCTTATTGAGTTGTTCCTTCAGAGCCTTGTTCTCGGCCTCGATCGACTGAGCCTTGGACGCAGTGTCCTGGAGCTTCATCAATTCCACCGCATGGACAAGTCCATCGGGCATTGATGTCAGCATCGGCACCTTCTGGAGCAGTTCGACAGTACGTTTGTACTCGGGGCTGTTCTGATCCTTCAGCCAAGTCTCCTTCTCGGACAACCGTGCATACGAATCAGACCATGCCTTTGCGAACTTCTCCTGCTGCGCCTTCTGCTGTCGCTCCGTAGCAGCTTTTCGGACTCCATCAGCCTTGGCTCGCGCTGCCTTGGCCAACTGAGAATCGCCATCGGCATCGAACTCCTTGGCCGCAGCCTCGTAGTCCTCCGCCGTGTAGCCCTTCTCATCTCGGAATGAACTGGTCTCAGCAGCCTTGGATTGCTCCCGCTGCTTGCTCCACTCCTCCCTTTCCCGCCTCACCGCCTCGCGCTCGGCCTTGAGGGCCTCCTTCTCAGCGTTGATTTGCTCCCAGGTCTTCGCCTTTCGGTTCTGTTCCTGAGCGAATTTGCTGCTCTTGTCCTTCTCCGTCTTCGGCTCTGTCTTCTTCTCGGCCTTCGCCTCGGGCTCTGATCGGCTCGTGCCTACTTCCTGCTCGCCACCATCGACCTCTTTGCTGGCACTCCCCGCATCGGAGGAATCTTGCTCAACCGGAGCCGTCTCATTGGTATTTGGAGACTGCTCCTTTGGCTGGCTGTCGATATCGACACCGGCATCGTAGTCATTGGCCAAGGCGAGCATCGCATCGGCACTCAGTGTATCATCTGCCATATTGTGCTTTTACTCGTTTGCTGGTCCGCACAGACCAACAACCGCAACTTTGATCCTATGTGTTCGTGGCAGAATCCGGATCATCTTCCTGCCCCGTAATTGATTCTTGGTCGGCCATCATCTCGATGACCTTCACAAGACTGGCCTGACCCATTGCAAAGCCCGATGAGTATTGCAAATGGTTTCGGTCAGTTATGGCTGAAGCGTTCTGCATGAGAACGGTATTCAGCAAAGCGTCTTTGAAGCGTTTGCCGCTATCGCTCTTGAAGAAGTTGCTCAGTGCGTTGGCATCCTCCTTGCGCCAAGGAAGCGGATTCACCCAGCACTGATGTCGGCCAAAGGTCCAAGCAGCGCGGACTCGTGCGATGATGGATATCATGGTTACTTGGCGGCCTTCTTCCGACCCGCGGCGGCGCGGCGCATGAACTCAGCGGCACCGAGCTTCTTACGACCGATCCACGCGGCGAGAGCCTTGGGATCATCGGCCCCTTCCTTACGGAGTTCGTTGGCCAATTTACTGAACTTGGATTTCTTCTTCATGTTTGAAATGCAGTCGTTCTGATTCAATCAACGATGCACCAGTCTTCAGATAGCATATCGGTCTGTGAAGCCAGCCACGGCACACGCGATCCATTGAGGTAGGCAGGATGTAATACGGGATACTCGATGTAGACGTATGGAAGCGTCATCTTGCTGTTGGCATCTGGAGTCTGTATCCGCAGCCACATACCTTTTCCGTTCCATCCAGTACGGGCCACACGTCGCCCGAGTTTCAACGCTTCGAGAGCCTGCCCAAAGTTCAGTTCAGTAGTTTGTTCCATAAATGTGTATCACCACGCCTTACAGCTCCAATGCCGCGGCGTGGTCTTGTCCGTGGCAGTATCGCAGTTATGCCGCGCACGGAAGTTCTTCCGACGCTCCGGATCGTCCCGCTTGATCTCCATATTCGGATCGCCGAAGCGGACCTTGATCACGGTACCCTTGGGATTGCGAACGTACACCGCCTTCTTCTTCTTCTCTCCCGGAGTGTAGAATGGCTTGTTGAGTGCTACTTTCTTGCCTTGGTATTCAGCCATATTAGCCCCCTCCAAAGATTGGTGATTCCTGAATCTCCTTGAGATCGGACACCGGCTTCTTCCGCTGGACCCGCATCTTCGGAGCCACGCCCTCCTCAAGCGCCTGCAAGCCTCCGGGCTCGATCTCCCGCGGCGTGGCCGGCGCGACGTTGCATTGGACGACGGTTCCTTCGGTGAGCGGTATCATAACCTTCTTGGCCTCGAACTCGCCGCACCAGTCGTTGGCATTGAGAGTGGGCCAACAACTCGGTCTCCCAGCGGGCGGGAACCTGCGGCAGGTCCCGTCCACACAATAGAACCGGCAATCCTTACAGGTCACGGTGATCATGATCCTTACATCACGGGAGCCTCAGCAACCGGAGCGGGGGGTTGCGGGGCCGCTTCTGCGGCGAGCAATCCCGTGCTCTCGAAGAACTTCTGGATCTCCTTCCGGAGCTTCCGCGCCTCGTTCGTCGCCACCTGCTCGTAGCCCTGAAGCAGGCTATCGATCCGCATCATGAACGCGTTCTTGCTCACCGGGCTCAACTGCTGGCCCTGCTGCATCGCCCCATTCAGGTACTGCATCAGCACCCCGATCCGACCCGCGTAGTTCTGGCCGGGCTTCGCAGGGACCGGGATACCCACGAGCAGCGTCGGGATCGTCTTCGTCTCGTCCTCCAGCTCGTCCGCTGCCTTCTGGCCCGGATCCCGGAGCAACCGCTTCACAAGGCTCGGGTCGTCCAGCTCCATGATGCTCTTGTCCAGCTCCACCTGATCCACCCAGGGAGAGTTCATGAACAACTGCTTCCGATTGATGGCCTGCTGGATCATCATCTGGCGGCTCACCATGTCCATGCCGCCCTTCGGCTCCAGCTCGTACTGATCGTGCAACGCGATCGGGTCCGCCTCCAGCGAGTCCTCCGCAAAGCGGTACCGCAGGCTCTTGGCATCGTACTGGATGTACAAGCCCCACGCCTGACGGTAGAGCTTGCCCAGCGCCATGCGGAACAGCCGCGCCCGGAGATCGCCGCTCTGCATGGCTTGCGCGTTGATGCTCTGGATCTCGGTCGCGGTCCTCCGGTCGCTGCCGCCGCTCATCACCGTGGACATGCCGTAATCCGGGCTACCGATCCGGTTCTCAGCCACCGCCCGGGTCTGGTTCAGCTCCTGATCGAAGCTCACCGGAGGCTGCGGCATCTGCACCGGGGCCACCCCGTAGGGCAGGATCTGACCCGGCTGGAACCGCAGATTGATGCTGTTCGGCAGCTCCCGCTCCGCACGAAACAACGGGCGGTTGTACAGGGTCATCGCGTCATGCTTGTGGTTCCACATCGAGGTCATCGACAGCTCGAACGGAGCCAGGATCTCGCACACGCCCCGCGGGCTGAACCAGCCCTTGTCCTTGATCTCGTACGGGAAATCCACGAACGGAAGTTGGCCATGGTCGTAGGGCAGCTCCATGGGGTCGCGCAGATCCAGATCCACCGCCGCCGGGCTGTACAGATACACCTCCCACACACCGTCATCCCGTTTCCGGTACACCTCCCAGACTATAACACCGTCGGTGTTATTTGTGTACGTGATGCCCTCGCGCAACTGCTTCGCATCGTCCTCGGTCGCAGCCCCCGGGATATTGTCGTCCTCCTGCGGGTTGCCCCGGATCTTCTCGATCGTCTTCGAGTCCGCCTTCCAACCGAACTGGCCAGCCATGCGCTTGTACGCCGGCACACTCATCGGCATCACATGCACCGCCCAGTCCGCATCCTGCAGATCCACGGTATAGGCCGGAACCACGAAATACATCGGGTCCACAGCCTCGAATCCCACCCGCTTATCGCCCGGATTCCAGAAGCACTTCATCACCCCGCGACCGCTCATCAGCGTGTAGTCCACCCAGGAGAGCACCTCGTCCACGAAGTTGGTCTTCTCCCGGATCTTATAATTGAACCAGTCCTCCGCGACCTTCGTGTAAGCGTTCAACTGCTGGCGCATCGGCACAAAGCTGGCCACCACATCCATTCCCAGCGCCTGCTGGAGGAAGAGCGGTTTCAGCTTCTCGATCGCGGTATCGATCAGCGGCCAGTGCAGGTCCGCGGCCTTCGGCCAGGGCTTGTTCGTACGGCGCAATCCATGGTGCCGCAGCTCGTACCACCTCGTCTGCCGCAGCTCCCACG